ATGCGTTACCAATTGGTTGAATAACATTATCATTAATTGCGTTTCCGGCATCTACAAATGCCTGTTCAATTGCTTTTCCAGCGCTTCCCATAATTCTAGTTGTTTAGTTGTTTAATTTATTTCCATTCTCATTAAGTATAACTCATTGTTTTCAAACCAATCTTTGAATCCAAACATTTGTGCCAATTTCTTTGCTTTAATATTTCCCTTTGGTGGTGCTCCGTATATTTCTGTATATCCTTCTTTTTTAAAGTTATTAAGAATATCAACATATATATACATCATTCTCTTAAAAAAAGAATGTGACCATACTTCCTCATTAAAACTTATATGCATTGCAACTTTGGTACGATTAAGTAAATAATCACACTCCACCAATACATCTTCATCTTTATATAATGTAACTCTTATTGATGACATATATTATCAATTCACCCAGTTTTCTAATGCTTTCATATACCCATCACCCATATGGTCTTTGATAGTTTTACCTGAAAATAATGATTTTAGGTACAACCAAAGTGATTTTAGTGATTTATCATTTTGTAATCTATTACCAGCCGTATCTAATCTTACTTGGTAGTTTACATGATGAAATCCTATATATGGTGTATGTGTTACTAAATCGTTGTTATGTACTATTCGTAAAGTATCTATACCACTTTTATCGTAGTTTTCTTTGAATACTTTATTACCAACTCTCGGGCTACCAATCGTTGTTACTTTAAGATTGTAATGAGGATAGTGTTTCTTTATTGAGTATGCATATAACGTTGCTACTGCTCCACCTAAACTATGTCCACTAACTACAATATCAGTAGTTTCACCTTGTAGGTTTTCTAATGCAGTATCAATTGCATCATATGTATCACCCACTACCGATTCCCAACAATATTTAAATCCAATATGAACCTTTTCATTCTCTTCTATAAATGGTACTTTATCAATTGAAGCATCGTTTTGAAAATCCTTCTTTGATTCACTACCTCTCCAAACTACATATATAGTTTTATCCTTTGTTGCTACAAATCCTTGTGTATCTGATTTTTTATTCTCAATCCACTTCACTAACTCTAATCCATACTCATCCCAATTTATTTGGTCTTTGTTTGAATAAGCTAACACTGCTAATTTTGAATTATATAATGCTTCCTTTCTTGTCATAATTTATTATTTTGTAAATTTACCCTTCTTAATCATACGAAGAAGAATACGAGCACAAGCAATATCCAATGCTTTCTTTGTAGATGTACCAATAGTAGATTGATTGAATTTAACATCTGATAAGTTATCATCGTTTAATAATGACAATTCTCTTGTGGTAGTTGCTTCACCTAAACCCGATGCTCCAAATATCTCACCAGTTTCTGCATCTGTGAATCTAATTTGCAAACCTAAACGAGTAACCATTTTGTTTTTAACACCATCTTTCATATTGATTGTTTCATCCTCACTAATAGAGAAATCATATACTTCAATAGATACAAAATAGTGTGCTAATCTAATCTTACCTCTACCATCTAACTTATCTTGGGAAATGCCCGCTTGAGAAGCTTGAAATTGTTTAACCATTCTATTTTTGATTTCGGTTTTGTCCTCTGTAAAAGTAAAACGGTTGAGATTTTCAAGGTATTCCATAGATATATTCGCCACACCAAGACCCACCTTCTTTTCTTTAAGTTCCGGATATTGTTCCAAAATTTCATCACTAATTCCACATTTTAAGATTTGAATTGGAATTGTTGGACCATCGTAGTCCATCAACTCGCTTATGTCCACTTTTGTTTCAAAACTCGCTTTGTAGTTTTCAGTAGTAGTTTTTCCAACTACTTGTCCCTTTGCAATAAAGGTCAATAATCCCATTGCTAAAATTAGAAATATATTCTTCATATCTTATAGTTTTTTCTTTCCTATAAGTATATAAAAAAAGGGAAAAACTTTCGTTCTTCCCTTTTCAATACATTATCCTAATTCCTCTTCTTCCTTCATTGGTTCTGGCTTAATACTATCCAAATGATTTAGCTTATCATTTTCGGCTTTTTTATTAACAAACTTGTCAACCGATGCTATACCAAATGAACCCAATGTTATGGTTAAGAAACCATTAAAGATATACTCATTGATAAGTAATTCCTTACCCATATATCCTGTTACTAAATCAACTGCTATTGCAACAACCATTATTCCAAATGATGCAAATCCTACAACTGATTTTTCGTTGATGTTATTATCATCATCAAACAAATCTTTAAAAAAACCCATAGTTACTCCCCTTATTTTTAATTAATCTATATTATGGTGTGCTTCATCACTTTCATTTGGTGCAGATGCTCCGCCTGTGTTTGATAAGGATACACCGTCTTCCTCGTCCATTTTTTGAACTAACATTTTATCTTTGTCTGTATCAGAGAACCAATAATCTATAATCTTACCATAAGAACCAATAAATGCTCCTAATAAAAGTAATAATAGTTCTTTCCACTCTTGTCCTACAACTGTATCTATATGAATAGAAACCATAATTCCAAAACAAGTAAACATAAAAGTAATTAATACAATTAATGTAATTAACCACCTTCTTTTCATCATTTGATTTAAGAGTTGCTTAAATCCGTCTGGTTGCTGATGTTCCATACTATATTACCAAGCTGCTGGCTTTTCCTTAAACTCGTCTGCTTCTTTTTTAGGTTTTGGAGCAGGTGCTGGTTGTGCAGGTTTAGCTGAACCATTTCCTTCTCCACCTTTGTTGATGATAATAGTTTTACCACCAGCAGATTGTTGTTGTGCTTGGTTTTGTGTAATGTTGATAACCGGTGCTGCTGCCGGAGCTGCTGCTGGTTGCTCACCACCACCGAACATTTGTGAACCTAACCAAGCTCCGCCTGCGGTTACTATTGTTCCTACTGTGCCTATGATTGTTTTAACCAATCCTGACATTGTTCCATCGTTTGATTCTTCTGACATAATCTTTGTTTTTGTAAGTTGTTATTATAATTTATTAAAATCTGCTATTCCCAATAGGTTTCCTTCTAAATCGAACAAACCAATTCTATATGCTGAAGATGGTAAAGCGTTTGCGTAAATCTTTAATAGATTATTACCAGCTTTTATAGTTACCTCTTCTTTTGATACTGATTTGTTTGCTATGTTTAATATTTTTACTACATATGTTCCAGCAGTTTCAGCTTTTACATTCATAGCAACTTCATTTTTTACAAATGGAGTTTCTACTTTAATACCCATATTACCAACTATTTGTAATTTTTCAGTTACTTGTGTTGGAGTTGGTACTAATAATTCTTCATTTTGACAAGATACTAATAATCCAATTGCCAATATCGATGCTACTATTTTTTTCATTTTATTATTATTGTTGTTTTTCCTAATTCTTTTTTAGTAACATCTTCCAATAACAGATATAAATATCTACTTTGTAACGATTTCGTATAAATCTTTTTTACATTTTCTCCACTTTGTCCAATAAACTTTTCTCTACCGATTACTTGTCCACTTTCTTTATCTATTAAAGTTAGTGTATAAGTTCCTTTTTCTGGCAAATCAAAGTGTATAGATTCACCATTTGTAACATTACTTTGACTTACACTAAATATATCATCAATTGATAATCCTTCTGGCATTACCAATTCAGGTCCACTACACCCAACCAATAGTATCAAAAATAAGTATAGTACCCGTTTCATTAGTTTATATTTATTTTTAGTTGCTTACCATCTTTATTTATTGCATCGGTTGCTGAAATTGATGTTAATCCCAATGTACCTTCAATACCAACTAATGGTAAAAAAGTTATTTTATATTCCGTATTATCGGTTAGTAATCCATTTCCACTATAAATCAAAGAACCAAAGTTTATGTAATTACCAGTATCATTTGAAAAGTTTGTAGGATTTCCATCGGTAGTATATTCCGTATTTTCGTATTTCAATATATCTTTATCATAGTTTAATTTTAACTGAATACCTTTTAGTGATTGTCCTAATGTATTTACTTTTACACTTACCACAACTTTACCACCAACATTTTCACTTACTACATATACAGATACTTCCATTGGTGTGGTTAAACTCATAGTACGATTTACACTTGCAGTAGCTTGTGTATTTTGTGCTGGTGTATGTGATAGGTTTACATCTCCTTTTAATGCCACCACTATGTGATACACATAATCATTTATAGCCGCATCAACTGCTAACGGATAGTTTGCTTTATATGGTGCATTTATTGTTACCCAATTAGATTTGTTTACTCCATCAAATGTAGTTTTATTTACCAATCTAAACAAGTTATCTTCACTCCAAGTTGAAACTATGGGTGCTCCACCTATTGCATGTTGTAATATTCTGTATGAATCTCTTTCATTGAATACATTATTACCATCCACATCACCATTTAAGAATTGTACACCAGATGTAAACACATTACTTTCAGTTCCACTCAATCCTCTATTTGCCAACTCTTGAAATGCTAAATATGCATCACCAATAGTTAATACATTACTATATAGATTGGATAAAGTAGCTGATGGTAATTTGGATAAGTACATAACCATATCGGTTTTACTTTTAACAAAATCACTTGTATTAACCACACTACCATTTGTACCCAAAGTTAAACCACTAGTTGCACTAACTGCCGTTGCACCATTTGCTGTATAGTTTTTTACTGACCATTGTGATGGATTTATACCTCCACCAAAATATAAACTAACTTTTGAGGTTGGAACATCTATTGGATTTATTACGTTTGCTGAATAAAAATCCGTAAAGGTTTGTGCACTTGGGTTAGTCCAAGTTCCGTATTCAATCACATATGGATTTGTCCAGTTATTTGATAAATCGTTCCATTGATTACCATTCCATTTTGTTACTGCATAGTTCTCACTACCATTAACACCATTTGGTTCACCCGGTGCCCAGTTGTTATATACACCCGCCACATTTCCAGCAGTTTGACCATTTTGTGTTTTCATTACTGTACCCTTTTCAGGCCCTGCATCAATTACCCATCTACCATCTACAACCTCATCGGTTGCTGCAAACCATATGTTAGTTTGTGGTACGTTTGCTTGAATAAAAGCATCTTCATTTGCCGATGTAATTGTTACCAAATACCCAGTCTGTCCTTTGAATGTTGTTAGTAATGAAGCTGCTCTTGCTCCAGTATAAGTATCACCGGCTGGTACGGGTTTGTAAAAGTGACCATTGATTGGATTGTAATAATATCCAGGTGGATTTATAGTTGCCGATACTGATACTTGAACACTACCTGCGGTTGTACCTGTATTTATTTTTAAGGTTGCTAATGCAGCATTTATATTTGCTTGTGTACCAGTAAATACCAATAAACTTTTATTACCACTTAAAGTAAAACCAGATGCTGGAGTTAATCCGGTTGTTGTGGTTAAATTAAATGTTGTACCTGTTGGTGGATTAATAAAACCTATTGATGCCAATAGTATATCGGTAGAAGTAAACCCATTCAAAACAAATCCACTACACGCCTGCCCACTTACGTTTAATTCAAACTTTCTAGCGAGTGGCTGTGTAATGGATTGTGCAATGGATATACTACTAGATAATAATATTAATATTACAACAAGTAGTTTTCTCATTACTCTACATTTAATCCAATCTTATTTCCGTTACCATCTACTGCATCTGCCAATTCAGTATAGAATAAACCTGCAGTATTTGTTAAAGGAACATTAGATGTAAAAGTTAATTTATATGGTGTACCAGTTTTAATTCTAGCAGTTTTAATTTGGTCCATAGAACCAAATGTTAATCTACCATCTTTGTTTGTTGAGAAGTTGGTTATAGATGAACCAGCATCAAATACAATACCATCTAATGTTAATTTAGAACTATCATATTTCAAAATAACTTCTAATCCAGCTAATCCAGCTTGCGATAAGTTACCACTCAATATAACTTTGTTGTTTTCAATTTTAGATGATAAACTTAATGTTGCAGTTCCAGCTAATTGGTTTGCATAGATACCTTTATTACCAATAGTTCTATTCATTGTACCATTAGTACCTATTACACTATTTGCAGATATTGGTTGACCTGGGTTAGATGAATGTGAGAAATCCAAATCACCACCAAATGCGTAAGAGAATACTTCGGTTTGGTTTGCCGATGTTAAGGTAACTGAATTGTTAGATTGTGCAGGTGCAAGATTAGGATATGCAGATTGTTTTACGGATATAAAATTCATTGCCGTTGCGTTTTGCGTTGTTATTCTTGCTTTTGAAGATACATCTTGCCCTAAAATGTGTGCAAACAAATAGTAAGCATCGTTTGTATTAAAATCACCATCATTTAGTGTTACATTACCAATTGCCTTTTCTAATGCGGGGTATTGGAATATAGATGATGTTCCATTTAATCCCACATCTGTTATTGCTAAAAATGCTCTATATGCATCGGTAACAGTTACTACGTTGTTTAGGTAACTTGCACCAAAAGTTGGTACAATATATACACCAAACTTATCACCAATGTTGAATTGTTCAAAATCAACTTGTCCTCCGGAGTTCAATGCCTTTTTTGCTAATGGTGGAATTGTCCAATTGGTAGTTCCATCACCATTCAATGGTTGTATTTGAACTGATAATGATGTAATATCAAAATTAGATGGATAACCAACCTTTACTCTAAATGCAGAAACGTGTTTTACATCTGCATCAGCAAATGATAATTGAAGAACTTGAGAACCAATTGGTAAAATCGGTGCATCATCTGTTCCATTAGCAGTTGCCAAATCCAATTTGTGTATGCCTTGATAAGTTGAATTTTCTAATAAGATAAATTTTTCAGTTGCCCACAAACCATCAATTACAGCATCTGCTCTTTGAGTAGTAAATTGTTTTGCTATCCAATCATTGTTTTGTGCATAGTTCCAAGGAGTTGAAGCATATTGTTTATCCAATTCACCAACTCCAATTGTAGGATTTTGTGTAAACATATAGTTTGGCCAAGTTGCTTCAAAGTTTTGAGCAGTTTGCCCTTGTGAGAATACAGTTGCACCTAATTTTTGTAAGTGTTTGTTTGAGTATTGGTAACGCATCCAAAGGAATCTAGGGTTTGTAGTTCCTTTGATAATGTTATATCTTACAGTTAGTGTATCACCAACTCTATAAGGTTTTGAGTTTACTACCTCTTGGTTAATGATTAATTGTCCGTAAGACACAAATGATGTTAAAAACAACACCAATCCGAATAATAAGTTTTTCATTATAATAGTTTTTTGATTAAGGTTTCACAAGTCTTTTTAATCGCGTTTCGTGCAGATTGTTGGTTGAATTGTCCACCTTCATTAACTAATAATGTACTAGTAGATACTTCGGATGAACTTTCTTCTGCTAAAAATTGTTTTAATTTCTTGCCGTTTTTGTAAAGCGTACCCTTGATTCGTATAACTACTTCAGTTTCGTCTGAATGAAAAACTGATATATTTTTTTTGGTTGTTAGAATATCGAAGAAAACGATTTCTGTTTTAAGAACGATTGTGTTCTCATCTATGGTTTCCATCAAAGGATGGTTCTCTTGTACTAATTCCTGTAAGATATTTTTTACACCAAAAGCCAGGTTTTTGTTGCCGGTTAAAGGTCCTATCTGAACACTATTAACAACTTTTTCAACAAAAACTGGCTCTGTATTTTGCGCCATACCCATAATAGGTAATAGCACCAACAATATTGATGTAATTAGTCTCATAATTTCTCCCATAAATAAATATAGGAGAAATCATAAAACGATATTAAATTTTAAGCTTTAACGAAGTGATTTGTTTTTTTGGAATTGCATACATTTCACACAATTCATTTATTTCTTCTTGTCCTTGTCTGGTAGAATAAAGAATATCTAAATACTCAACTGCTTGCTTTTCCGAAACTTCGTAATATTTTACTGCTAATTCTATTAACCATTCAGGCTGCCCATCTGCTTTCTTTCTTCCACTAATGTATTTTAAATATTGTTTACCTTTTGGTAAAATATCTATAAACACTTTATAGAATAACTCTGGCGATAAACTTTGCACATATGGTTGAACTTCCGAAACAACATCAACCCAAGTAGGTTGCATTGATAAATAACGTAAGATGAGAAAATTACTCCATGTCTTTTTGTCATCATCTGTTAGTTTATCAAAGTAATCAGGTTTTTGATGTTCGGTTATTGCTGATATGTGGTCAAATAAGCCCAAGCGGGTTTTTTCCTTCGCCATTTTCTTTTGGTTTTCTTAATTCAGGTTGTAACAACTCTTCTAATGGTTCTCCACATTCTACACATAAATAGATTTCAAATGGGATAATCTCATCCGATGCTGCTCCTGTGA